GAGCGCAGCGAGTCGGCGCTGTTGGCGCCGGCCTTGATGACCCGGGCGTTGGCGCCGTACTCGAGGATGTCTGTCCGGTTCGCGCTGCTACGCGACGCTCGGCTCACCAGGTCGGCGAGCGGCGGATTCTCGGCGATCATCTTGGAGAGGCGCGGGTTGAATGAGCGGTCGCGCAGTTCGAGGCTCGGCACCACGACAAGCAGGTCGCGGTTGCCCAGGTGCGCCATGGTGTAGCCCAACCAATTGAACATCGCCTCGGTACCGCCGACGCCGGATGACTTGATGAACACCACCGTCCGCACCGGCGAGTGCTCGGACAGATCGTCCTGAATGTCGCGCAAGTACGGCGTCAAGTCGGTGCGCCACTTGCCTGGCGCATTCGTGCCGGCGACCAGCCAGCGATGTTTGTCCGCCCACTGGCTGACCGTCATCAGCGCGCGCGGCCGGGAGCCCCGCCGGAAGCGCGCGCCGAACTCGGGCAGCGCGCTGCTCGCCGCTTCCGCGCGCCGGCCGATGCCATCGAGCAGGGTATGCACGGCGTCGGAGAGGAGGTAGTGCACGCGCGTCTCGTCGTGCTCGCCGTCGATCGCCTGCGCCAGGCGCGTTGGCAGCGCGCGCAGTTCGTCCATCAGCACCGCCCGCACCGCCAGCGCGGCACGCAGCAAGTCGTCTGCGCGCCGCGTCTGGGCGGTGGCCTCGTCCAACTCCCGCCGAGCGTCAAGCGCCTTGAGGCGCGCGCGCTCGGTCTGGAGTTCGGTGAGGGTGGCGGTGGTCATTTCGTCACGCTAGAAGGGTGGGTTGTTGTGCAGCCAATCGTCAAAGCGGCCCACCTTTGGAGAACACCGGCGGCTAGGGAATCTGCATGACTGGTGTCTTTCGAATTGTGATCTCCGAAAAGCGGGTCGTAGCCTTCCACAAAATGGCCTCTTTTTTTCACTTAACACCGTGGCGATTACCCAACGCATTTCCATCCTGTTTAATTCGCTAGATCATGTTTCCCATGCTCTTTTCATGATGTCGCGCGCTCCAGCGCGGCAGCGAACGCCAGATAGCCGGCTGTCGCCCATTCTGATCCGCAACTGTAGGTCGATCTCCGAAAGTCAGATCCTGGCCGGAAAAATACAGCCAGAGTTATTGCTGGAGGCAATACCATCCGCGCTGACACTTCAATATCCTCGACCTGGTCTATCGTGCGGTCAAATCGTTTTCGTACAACGATCTCCCATCCTGGTTGTCTGCTAATGAAAACCGACAGATGCTGTCGATACATTGGTCTCGTCCCGTGGCTTGCACACCACAGGAGATAAGCGCAATAAAGCTGGCTAGAATCGCACGGGCACACAGGGAACGGGGTAATGCGCTGTAGCCAGTCATAAAAGAACTGCTCGACACTCGTCCGTTTATCGATGTCGGAGCGGATAGTAGCCGTCGGTATGGGGGATGCGGAGCTTTCCTCCCGCAACAGATAATTTTTTGTCATAGTGTGTTTCTCCGGTTAATGTGATTTGTAATCCCCCCCGCCGGCGGCGGAGAAGAACGGGAATCAGCGCGCGCTCGCCAGCGCCTTCTGCAGCGCCGCATCAAACAGCCCGTCGAACTCGCGCGCGACCACCTGGCCGGAAATCCTGTCCATGTCGATGCGCCGGCGATAGACCGGCGTGGGAATCGCCAGCATCAGCAGCCTCGGGTAGCCGCGCGCATCGGTCGCCCACAGGCCGCGCCGCACCTTGTTGGCGCCCTTACCGTCCGACCAGAACATGCGCCCGGCGGCCTTGGCGTTGCGCAGGCTGCGCTTGCTCTGCGTGGCGTTCTGGTAGGGGTCGCGGAAGAGTCGCAGGGCGGCGTAAATCTGCTGCGTCTGGCCGCGCGAGAGGTTCCCGTACTGGTCCAGCTTGGCGTCTGGCCCGGGCACCAGGTACTCGCCGAGCCCGATCAGCCCGGCGCCGGTAAAGGCATCTTCCATCCGCTTGCGCAGGCGCGTACCCCCGGCGAACTGGTGCCCGAGGATTTCGGCCATGGATCGCGAGTTCTTGCCGCCGATCTCGCGATCCTTGAGATACACGGCAGCCTGCAGCCGGGCCTTCGTCGCCGGCGTGATGAACAGGCTTTTCATCACCAGCGGCGTCGGGCGGTCGAACTGCGCCGACATTTCGACCAGCGTTTCCTCACGCACGCGCTGGGCGGTCCGGTTGATCGCCAGCGATGCGGCAAACGGCACTTGCCTGGCCTGGCTGCCGAGGCTGGCGGAAATGGCGGAAAAGCCTTCGATGCGGACGCCGAGGGTGATCATGGTTGGCCTATCGAGTCATCAGGCGAGGCAGGTGATCGGGGTTGCCACGCGGCGGCGTCTCGTACAGCGAGCAGCGGGCAAACGGGGTGACGTGCTGCAGGCACCAGTAGGGCTTGCTCGTTGCGGCGTCGGCGTGCAGGCGGGCGAGATTGCGGCAGCCGGCGCACGAGTGCGGCGGGTCGACGTGCGGGAGTGTCTTGGCCGGCGGCTTGGCGGGTTGCTTGGCTTGGGTAGTGGCGGGGATCATGGTTGCTTGTCCTTGCGGGGTGAGATTTGCAGATCGTCGAAGCTGAAGCTGGCGCCAGGCTCGGCGGCCTGATGGCCGACGGTATGCCCAGCTTCGCTGGCGCAAAAGTCAGTGCCGCCGGCCATCCCGTTGCGGATGGCGCGATCGACGGCAGCAGCGCCGAAGGCCTCGCGCACCGCATCGACGAACTCGGCGACGCGCGGCATGGCTTGGCGCATGGGCTTGGCCGGCGTCATCGTTGCGGCCTCCACGGAATGCGGACCTTTGGCGTCCTACCCAGCGTCAACATGCTGATGGCCAGAATGGTGCACACGCATTTCCCAACTCCAAAATCACGAAACATCCGGAAAGTTCTAACGGCCAAACGGCCACGATGGAACGGCAAAAAACAGAAACGCTTGGCCGGCTTGGAGTCGTCGTCTAGCATCATCAGGCCTATATCGGTGGCAGGTGGTGGGTGCCCGGATAGGCAGATTCGGCAGAGGTCCGGGCGCTGGCTCTGTAAAAGGTGCGGGTTTCCTGGCCGGCGAACCGACCCCGCTCCGATCTGCCATCGGCATCACAAAAGTGGCAAGCTCTGGCAAGCTGCACCAGCCAAACAGCAAGCGCGTACGGGGTGTGCTCGCGCTCTGCCTTGCAGATCTCCGGCCGGTCGGTTTTTCGGGTTCCATCGGCGCGCCTGCCGCTTGTGCCGCACACAGCCGGCGCGTCGCCAAGCACCAGAGGCATAACCGGGACGTCGGCCGGCTCGCAACCAACGATGTATAGCCGCGTCGACTTCGTTGCGCGGTGGCCCCAAGAGAATTGGGTGATCGGCAGAGTAAACCCGCCAAATTGGTCTCTACAGCCAGGCTCAGGAAGCCCCTGCGCTGGCCAGAGCGTGCTCGCCTGCGGGTGCTCGAGCACACCGCCAAACTCCCGCACAAGCGCCACGGCCAAGCGTGCCAGGTTCCTCTCGTCTGGGCGCGGTTTCGCCATGTGCCGCAACCCGCCCCACGCTCGGCACGGCGGGTGCGCTACCACCGGCCACGGGCCATCGTATGTTCGCGCGTCGCGCGCCAGGTCATAGACATCAACGCCAGAAAGCCCCTTGTACACGCTGTCAGCGCGCGCAAACAGTACGGCGACCAGTGGCTGACTCATACGGCCTTCTTTCCCGCCAGGCGCAGGCGCCGCAGGGCGCGCGGCATCTCGCGGCGCAGCGTGCGGCCCAGGGCCTTGACTTGCTCCACCAGAAGGGCGCGCCGTGCGGCCGGGTCGCGCTGCACGGCCAGGCGGGGAGCGGTCTGGTCGACGAGGCGTTCGAGCGCGCCTCGCAGCGTGGCGCCGAGCGCCTGCGCTTCATCGTGGATGGCGTCTGCCGGGTAGCGCTTATGGGTGCGGAGCTGGATCGACAGCCGCGCCAGGGCATTCTGAGAGGCGAGCAGGGCCTGCGTGTAGTCGGCGAGGCGGGGCGCGCCGGCGGCGTCGGCTGGCTGGGCTGACTCGCCATCCTCGTCGCCCCCGAGGAGACGATCCAGGTCGGTCGCGGCGTCGTCGTCTTCGGCTTCAGCGGCGGCGGCGTCTTCTGACGCGCTACGAGGCGCCGGAGCCGGCAGCATGGCTCCTGGCATGGCCGGAGAGCGTTTGGCCGCGTGGCGGGCCAGCACGTCGGGCCGCAGGCCGGGCTTGGTGGCTTGCCAGAGGCGCAGGCTAACCTCGACATCGAGGAAGCCGCCATCGAGCACCAGCCGGCCGGCGGAGATGGCCCGGCTGATGGTGCTCTTGTGCACGCCGAGGCGCCTGGCAAAGGCGGCCGGCGTTTCGAGGAGGCGGCTGGTCTCGGCTTCCACTTCTCTCTCTCTTCTTTTCAAGAAAAAATAAAGTAGAGGAGGCGGGCGCGCGCGAGCGAACGCACGCCTGGCGATGCGAACGCATAAGCGAACGCACGCAAACCCGCGCCAATACAGGCACCGAACACAACGAACGCACCGAACGCACCCATAACGTAGCGCGAGGCGACGCATGTGCGCATTGCTCCCGTGGTGTGCGTGCACGTCTCGCGTGTAGTGCGCGCATTAGATGCGTTCGTTGTGTTCGCCGCCAGCAATGGCAAGGGTTTCAGTGCGTTCGCCCATGCGTTCGCGCTGCGTTCGTTGCGTTCGCTCATGGTCAGTCGTCGCCTCCGAGCGCCCCATGGAAGGAAAAAAAACAGTCGGTGGCCCATTGCGCCTCAGTCTTGTCGGCCGCTTTGCGGTAGCGCGTCGCCCCCTCGTTGGCGGCAACGACGGATTCTTCGGGAATCACCATGCGCGTGCGCCGCGGCGTGCCGGCGTAATAGGCGTCTTCGAAGACGTCTTTAAGGTCGATCCGCCAGCCCGGTTGCTTGCGCAGGTAGCCCGATAGGTTGTTCTGGCTCCGCGGCTTCTCTCCGGAGGCCACGCACCAGCGCGAATAGGCCCGGTAAATCTGCCAGGAGGCGCACGCGCATACCGGGTAGCGCGTCTCTCCTGCCAGCCAGTCGCGAAAGAACCGCTCGATCGAGCCCATGGAAAGCTCCTGCACGGCGAGCTTGGCATCCGTCATCGGCGGTTTGCTGTGCTCGTCGAAGTCGCCGAGGTCGAGATTGACGAGGTAATGATGCAGCGCCTCGCGGCCGCCCGAAGCCAGACAGGCGGCGACATCCTTGTAGAACGCCGGGGAAAGCGCCTGCGGGGTCCAGATCATGAAGTGGCGCCGGTCGAATAGCTCAACGGCCGTCGGGTGCAGTTCGTTGGACAGCCACACGCCGTTGCAGTGGTTCCGCTCCTGCCAGGCCGAAAGATTCTTCGGATTGATCCGTATCGTGTCGCCGGTGATCAGGCTCTTGATGCGGTTCTTGAGAAAGTAGAGTTCGTTCCGCGCGACCACCTCGTCGAAGATCAACATCAGCTTGCGGCTCGCCCAGTCGTTGAACTGGCTTTCGACGGCAGACTGATCGACGGTCCCGCCGTACTCGCCGTAGAGGCTCGCGATGGCGTCGAAAAAGATGTTCTTGCCGGCGCCCTGCATGCCGTGGAACACCAATGTCGTTTTCATCTTGGCGCCGTGATGCTGCAGCGGATAGGCGAGCCAGCGCAGCGCCCAGTCGTACGCCTCGCGGCTGTTGCTTTCGAGCGAGCACATCCACTGCAGAAGGTCGAGGAGTATCTGGCAGTCTCCTGCCTTCGGCGTCGTCGGCCAGCCGCCCCACAGATTACAGACGACGCGCGTGTCTTTCTCGGTCGGGTCGAAGCCGACTTCAGAGAACCGCGCCACCTTGCGATCCGGCCGCAGCTTCCAATCGCGCGCCGCATGGTCAGGGATCAGCGCGAGAACATCCGCTTTTTTCACGATGACGTGCTCGACGGAATCGAAGAAGGCGCCGTCAGCGCCATACAGCAGGGTCCACCTGTCGCACGCCTCGTCCAGCGAGTACAGACCACGCATCGGCAGCCGCGTCGCGGCCCCTCCCCCCGCCTCATCGGCTGCCGCCCGGACAGGCCTTTGCCGTCCGGACTGCCACCCGTGCGCCGATAGGGAGGCCTCGATCTGGCGCGCCACCATCGACAGCCCGCCGTCAGGGTGGGTGTGCAGGTCGTTGAAGTCGGTCGGCCCCTTGTGGGTGAGCGGCCGCTGGCCGGGGAATATCGGCGTCGCCACGTGGCCACCGACGGCGAGCGCGGCGGACTGGGCGGACTCGGCGCCGGCGTTCCCCTTTCCGTGCGCCTCGCCGCAGGCGGTGCACTCCGGATCCGCCACGGTCGTCCAGGTCGAGCAGGCCCGGCACGTCTGCAGGTAGTCGTCATCGGCACAGACCAGCAGGCGCAGGCCCCGGTAGGTCTTGGTCACCGCCTGCGCCACGGGCAACAGGTTCCCGGCGTCGAAAGCGACAACCACCGGCAGCCCGGTCGCCTCGTGCAGACTGGCGCCGGTCGCGAAGCCCTCGCACAGCAAGGCCGCGCTGCCAGCCATCGGCGAGCCGATCAGGAAGAAATGGCCCTTCTTCGCCAGGCCGGCCGGGCAGAAATCCTTGTCACGGCCCTTGCGCTTCTTGATCGCCGGGTCGTGATAGACCACCTGCAGGCCCCAGGTCTTCCCCTTGCCGTCCTGCACCGGTATCACCAGGTTGCCGCTCGGCGACAGCCGGGCCCCGAACAGCCGGCCAGCCGGCAGCCCCTTGCGCGACAGGTAGGCACTCTCGCCGATCTCGCCGCACTTCCGCCACCAGCCGCCCGCCTTGCGCGCCGCAGTTTCCTGGCGCCGCAGCAAGTCAGCCTCTGCCGCCTTGCGGTCGGCGAGCTGGCGAGCGCGTATCGCCTCCGCCTGCTCTGGCGTGATGCGCGGCCGATCCTCACGTTTCAGGATGATCTTCTGCGCCGACTGGTCAGCCCCCGACCAGACGCCGAACGAGCCCACGATCAACTCGTCGCCACCGCCGATCGGCAGCGAATGCAGCTTGTACCAGCCCCGCTTTTCGCGATCGCCAACCACCGCGCAGCGAACGAACGTCGTCGTCCCGACTTCCACCCCGCGCTTCGGGTCGACGATCAACCCGGCCGCGGTGATCTGCTCGCAAACGTCGTCGTAATTCAGCCAGCGCATAGGTTGCCTATCCCCAAAACCAAAAACCTAGCGCCAGTCTGCACGAGGCGACCGGGC